TAAATCAGAGTTCGATTCTCTGTGCCCCTACCATATAAAAACACATTACTTGCCCGACCGTAAAAGTCGTGGTAAACTACAAGAGAAGTGGGTTCGAATCCCGGGGACTGGTAGTGTGTTTCTATATGGTGATGTAGCTCAGTGGTAGAGCAACTGCTTCATACGCAGTCGGTCGTTGGCTCGAATCCAACCATCACCTCCAGTTTATTTCGGTCCTTAGTAAAATGAATATTACACAACGCTACGAACGTTGAGGTGGTGGTTTGATTCCATCAGGACCGGCCAGATAATGCAGTTGTTAGTTTAGTGGTAAAACCGCGGGTTGTGATTCCGCTGTCAAGGGTTCGATTCCCTTACTTCTGCCCACAGCAACTTTAGCTGATGTGGTCATAGCGGCGGTTTGAAGCACCGTTGAAAGAGGTTCGATCCCTCTAAGTTGCACCAATTTATTACTGAGTGTATGATAGTGGTAGTCGCCGAGTTTTGGAAGCTCGTAGTGCAGGTTCGATTCCTGCCACTCAGACCAAGTTTTGTAAGTGTCAGCATAAATCTACGATAAATGCGGCGTAGGCTTACAAATTTAATTTCCTGATGCTAGGCAGGTTAAGGCCTAGCAGTCCTATCCCAAGGATCACCCAAGCTAGAACTTGGGGCCGATGAGCATCGCAAGCCTTACCACGGGTGCCGATGGACGATAAATTGGGAAGCAGTAGTTAGCAGTGGAAGATAGAAATATCGCAAAATTGCCCCACTAGACAAATTGGCAAAGTCGCTTCTCTCAAAAGGAAGAGTGTTCTCGGTTCGACTCCGAGGTGGGGTACCATAACTCTGGAGTAACAAAAGTATGAAATACTATTACAGTAATGTAAATGTCAGTCATTGGAATATGCTACTAAAAAGTATAGATGAAAATTATGCATCTGAATATGATCCAGAAGATGTACTGATATTGGGAATGTATCTCAATAGGTCTGTTGATGGTATTAAACAAGTCATTGACCATCAAACTCGTAACAAGTTAATCATATACCAACTAGAACCATTGGTTGAGAATCATTGGTGGGAACCAGATTTTATTATACAGTCATTACGTGGAGCTGACGAAGTTTGGGATTATGATTTGGATAATATTGAAATACTAAAACGACATGGAATAGATGCAAAATTTAAACCATTTTTATATACCAACGCATTGAATACAATACAAAGTCAGAATGAACCTGAAATAGATGTATTATTTTATGGTACACCTAGTGCACGGCGAGCTAAATTTTTTGAAAATTTTAGTTTGGCATTTGAACATGGAGGCAATACCAGTGAAACTTATAGAACTATGGGTATGGTTAATCTTTATAATATAAGTGATCACAGATTAGATGAGTTTATAGCAAGAAGTAAAATTATTTTAAATCTTAATCCTTATGAAGGTACTGTTATACAACAACAGTCTAGAATATTTTACCCACTGTCAAATGGTAAATGTGTGATGAGTCAGAAAAGTAATAGGAATTATTTTGGAAACTGTATTGTGGAATTTACTGATTTCCAAGATTTTGGCGAAAAGGCAATTGAATTGATTCAAACTGGAAAGTGGCGTGACTATCCCAAATTTCCAAATAGTTTGTCATTCAGCAAGGATCGACAGGACTCGCACAGTTTCTTCAATAAAAAACCAATGCTCTTGTAGTTAAGTGGTATAACGAATCCATGGTAAGGATTAGTCGACAGTTCGATTCTGTACTTGAGCACCAAATAGCTAGTTGACAAGTCGTTGGTCTTCAGATATAATAGGGACAAGAAAGAAAGATTCACCAAAGAATTAAAAATTGGATCCTGTTCCTAGCGGGAGACTGTAAATCTCTTGCCTTAATATGCTAGGTGGTCGGCGGTTAGGTTCAATTCCTTCAGGATCCACCAGAATCCCGTTACTACTTTCGTTAAAGTAGCGCTTGATTAGCGATAGAGATCCGGTGGCAGAAGACCGTTAGCGAGGATCGAATCCTCAGGCTCTGATAGGCAGATTCTCAACTGCACACAGACTTTGAATAAATGGGATGGTCAGAGTAACAGCTCGCGTCAAGGGCTAACGGTGGGAACCAGGTAGCTTGACACTAATTTGCTCCATTAGCTCAATTGGGAGAGCGCGACACTGTCACTGTCGAGGTAAGCGGATCGAAACCGCTATGGGGCGCCAAATTTGGCCAGTTAGCTCAGGGGTAGAGCAGCATCTTGATAAGGTGCGGGTCGGTGGTTCGAGACCACCACTGGCTACCAAGTTTTTGTAAGTTTGGGCTGGTAGTGATAATGGGAGCACAGGGGCTTTGCAAGCCTTTAGTCGGGGTTCGATCCCCCGCCGGTCCACCATGTTGACTCGCGTTGATTGATCGCGTACAATGGGATAAGTAATCAATCACATGCTCCGGTCGTCTATCGGTTAGGACGCTGCCCTTTCAAGGCGGAAAGAGGGGTTCGACTCCCCTTCGGAGTACCATTTGTTTAGTGTTATCAAGGAATCGTGTATGGACGCATACACTATACGGGCCTAACTGTGCGAGGAACAGGTCCTGATATAACTGCTATTCGCTTGTCAGAGGAAGCACCTTTGTTGACAAATAGGCACGATAGCACTAAACCAATAGTAAGGAGTTATGTATGAAAGTTGCGTTAGCTAGTGATATCCATTTGGAGTTTGGACCAATCAGTTTAGAAAATACAGAAAGTGCAGATGTCCTGATTCTTTCAGGTGACATTTGTGTTGCTAAAGATTTAATGGATAGGGATGTACATGGAATATTCGACAGGTTTGACCGCAATAGCTCAATACATACTTTCTTTCAAGAATGCTGTGAAAGATTTCCTCATGTTATTTACATTATGGGGAACCACGAACATTATCACGGTGACTATAATGACACTGTTACAATTCTCCGTAATAGGCTTACTTACTTGGATAATCTTTATATCTTAGATAAAGAAACCCTGACTGTGGATGATATAACATTCATTGGTGGTACTTTGTGGACTGACATGAACAATGAAGATCCTATCACATTGCTGCACATGACGGGCATGATGAATGACTTCCGTTGTGTTATGAATGGTAGTAATCGTAGATTCTTACCCGAAGATGCTGTTGTCGACCACAAAGCAACACTTGAATATATTCGTCTAATGATTGAAGGTAAGTTCGATCAGAAGTTTGTTGTTGTTGGCCACCATTCACCGAGTAAGCTATCAACAAAACCTCAGTACGAAAAAGAAGTAATTATGAATGGCGGTTACAGTTCAGACTTGTCTGAATTCATTCTTGATCACCCACAGATCAAACTGTGGACTCATGGTCACACTCATCATATGTTTGATTATATGATTGGTAGTACTCGTATTGTGTGTAATCCAAGAGGATATATACATCACGAGCCCGAAGCTGATAACTTTGAGTTGAAGTTCATAGAAGTTTAAATTCCCCAATAGCTCAGTCGGTAGAGTAGCAGACTGTTAATCTGTTGGTCCGTGGTTCGAGCCCACGTTGGGGAGCCAAACAAAGTCAGTTCCGAGATGACTATAAGAATGTCGGCTGCTCAATCGCCAACGGAGAGAGCGTAAGGTAACAGTTGGAAGATTTTAAGCCCTTCTAGTATATTGGTATTACAGTTGCCTTGTAAGCATCAAAACATAGTTCGATTCTATGGTGGGGCACCATTTTTATCCGTGTGTAGCTCAGTCTGGTAGAGCTCTGCGTTTGGGACGCAGTGGTCGCATGTTCGAATCGTGTCACACGGACCACCTTTTTTATGCCCTGGTGACGGAATTGGTATACGTACTGGTCTTAGAAACCAGGTTCTGAGAGTTCGAGTCTCTCCTAGGGCACCAATAAACAAGCCTGGTTAGCTCAGCGGTAGAGCTGCGCCCTTACAAGGCGAAGGTCGGCGGTTCAATCCCGTCACCAGGTACCAGTTGACTAGTGTGATTGTTCTCTATATAATCACGTTGTGGGTATGATGTAATTGGTAAACGTACCAGACTTAAAATCTGGGTTCTGTGGGTTCGAGTCCCACTACCCACACCAAGGAGTACATAATGTCAGAGATGAAATTGTCACGTGAGCAGATTGAAAAGTTTGTTGAGATTTATGATCATTTCAAAGAGATACAGAACTTTATTGTTGAACACAAAGAGGATGGCCAAATTATAGTATCATTTAATCTTGATGATGTTATATTTGTCAAAGATGAATCTAGTGAACAATATGTTAAACAGTTTGTATTAGATAGAAAGTTAAATAGAAACCGGTAAATTGAATTCCGGCGTTCGTATAATGGACAATACAGGAAGCTTCTACCTTCTAAACGGGAGTTCGATTCTCTCACGCCGGACCAGTATTAGGAGTGTATATGTCAGATGGTGGTAAGGGGTCAAGTCAAAGACCTACTGATAAGAAAAAGTACGACGATAATTACGAAAAGATCTTTGGTAAGAAAAAGAAAGAAGAAAAGAAGTGACGCGGGGTTAGTTTAATGGTAAAACAGCAGATTTCCAATCTTCGGTCGAGAGTTCGATTCTCTCACTCCGCTCCATATAAATAAGATCATGAGAAACTTAATCCTTACACTTGATAGTACCGGTTATCCAAACAACTGGATGAGCTGGCAAGACGCGGTCCTGCTGAAATGCAAAGGGTTGATTGCATGGGAGTTCGGTGAAGAAGAGTACACTATCAAAGGTGGCATCTCTCGTATGACCGGATTACAGTCGCAGGTTGAAGTGTCTTCAATCATCGCTCTCAAGTCGAAATTCAAATACGAAAAAAGAACTCCAGTCTTCTCTAACAAAAACTTGTTCAGAAGAGACTTGCATACCTGTGCGTATTGTACTAAAACATTTGGCGATACTGAGTTGACCAAAGACCATATTCATCCTGAATCAAGAGGTGGTCCTACATCTTGGATGAATTGTGTTACAGCATGTAAAAAATGTAACGGCAAAAAGGACGACAGAACTCCTGAGGAAGCTGACATGCTTCTTGCCTATGTTCCCTATGTTCCAGATAGAGCCGAAGCACTAGTCCTACAGAACAGAAATATTTTGGCCGACCAGATGAAATTTCTGTTGAACTTTATACCTAAACATAGTAGAGTGTGGGCATCAGTTTAATTTATAAGGATTGTAATGAGTAAACATTTGTCTGATGTGATACGTGATAAGATGAAAAGTGATGGCCACCGGTTCTTTGCTTGTGATAATATTTCTAAGTATGTTCCTGAAGAAGCAAAGGGTGAGTTGATTGATGAGCTAACGGGCAAGTTTCAAGGTGTCCTTAGCTCTCTTCTAATCGATACAGACAACGATCCTAATTCAAAAGATACCGCTAAGCGTCTTGCTAAGATGTACATCTATGAGTTGATGGCTGGTAGGTTTGAACCTGCCCCTGATACTACTTCATTTCCTAACGAAGGTGAGAACCGGTTCGAAGGTATGTTAGTTGCACGTGCTGAGCTTCGCTCAATGTGCTCACATCACCACCAGCCTGTTAAGGGTGTTGCCTATATTGGCATCATTCCTACAGGCCGAGTAATTGGTTTGTCCAAGTACGTTCGTATTGCTCAATGGTGTAGTCGTCGTGGTCAGTTACAAGAAGAACTTGTTAACCAGATTGCACGTGAGATTATGAAGGCAACTGATACTGAAAACGTTGGAGTTTATATCGAAGCGACTCACGGCTGTATGGACAATAGAGGTGTGATGGCTCACTCGTCTCTGACTCAGACATCTGTTGTACATGGCTTGTTCCATAACGACAGTGTTAAGAATGAGTTCTTCGCGAATATCAAACTACAGGCAATGAAGAGTTGACTTAACAAAGAAGTTCTAGTATACTGATTGTATGAGAGATTTATCAACATTTGCTAAAGAAGTGTGGGCTGCAAAAAGTCTTGAAACTAAGAAGAGTGCAATGCTCATCTTATTGGATCAGTTTCAACACAAGGATAAAATCCAGCAGTTCATTGAAGAGGTTAACACAACTACCTCATCTACCCGTCTTGACTTCCTAGCATCTAATCTCTATTTACGAGACGGTGATCCGGTGATTTGATTTTTAACTTTAAAGGAAATAATATGACACAACATGAAAAATTGATTGGCTTCTTCAAATCTGGTAAAGAGATTACTCCTAAACAAGCATCAGGCTTGTTCGGTGTAACAAACCTATCTGCACGCGTTTCTGAGTTGCGTAGCCGTGGGTTCTCAATCTATACCAACACAACTAAAAATGGTAAGACAGCTTATCGTCTTGGTACTCCTTCTAAGCGTATGGTTGCAATGGCCTATGCTCTAGGTGGTACACAAGCATTTGCTTAATTTGGTAAACTAAATATGCCAGCCCTTTATTTTATTGGGCTGGCTTTTTTATTATGAAAATATACTTCGTCGAATTTACACACAGACAAACACAGAAGAAGTTCTATAAGTTCGGTATTACCAAATACGGTGATGTGATGAAGAGGTTCTCTAAAGAGGAGAGTGTCAGATTTGACAATGATCCAAACCAGTATGAAGATTTCAATATCAGGGTACTAGCTAGTGCTTGGAATAGTTACGAGGAAGTATCTGCTCAAGAAAAGATCCTACTAGATATGTTTCCAAAGAACATATGGTTAGAAGAATACTTAGGTACACCAGAAAAGAATTATAAGTTCTCTGGTGTAACAGAAATAGTTAACCTGGATAGTAGCCAGGTTAAGACAGCAAGAGATTATGTTTACAATTTAAGAAGGAAGTGGGGAAACGATGAATAAAACATTTATTTGGGTGACGTTCCAGAAAGAAGGGATTCACAAATATCCAGCTGCAGCTACTGATCCGAAGCTTGCTGCTGTTTCATACTTAGGAAATGATCATCGCCACATCTTCCACTTCAGAGTAGAGTTGGAAGTGTTTCATGATGATAGGGATGTTGAATTTATTTTATTGAAGCGTGAGCTCGAAGCCCTATATAATACAGGCACTTTGCAACTTAACCATATGTCATGTGAGATGCTAGCAAATGAGCTAGCAGTTTATATCAAAGAGAATTATCCAATGCGTGATATTCGAATTGAGGTAAGTGAGGATGGTGAAAATGGTTGTCGTGTATACTTTGATAATGTTTATGATGATTGGAGACAATAATGGCTAGCTTTTGTCACATCGCGCCCATCCCCCATCTTGATATTGTATCTGGTGCACCAGTACACTTAACTCTTGCTCATTTGGTTGAGACAAGTGACAAGTATACTGACTTTTACAAGAATGAAAAGAAAGAATTCAAGTCTACAATCATTCTTGACAACTCAGCATTTGAAATGTACAAACAGAATCGTCCAATGTATGATTCCGTACAACTAATTGCAATGGCCCAGCGTGTTGAAGCTGATTATGTTGTGATGTCAGACTATCCTAACGAGAGAGGTGGTAAGACAATCAATGCTGCGGAAGTGATGGCTCCTATTCTCAAGGATAAAGGATTTGGTACATTCTTCTGTCCTCAGTCGAGAATTGCGGATACAGAAGATCTGTTTGCATCTTTCAACTGGGCTGCGCAGTCTCCGTTGGTTGATTATATTGGTGTTTCCATTCTTGCAATCCCCAATGCATACGGAGTGGAAAAAGGAAACAAACTGCAACGGTTTGTTAGTAGGTTCATGTTTATGCAAGATCTACAAGACTCAGGTATCCTTGACACAGCAAAGATTAACGGTAAGAAGATCCATTTGTTGGGTATGCTTGATGGCCCTAACGAGATTCGTTTGATGTCCCAGTTCTCTAATTACATTGATACGTGGGATAGCAGTGCAGCTATTTGGTACGGTCTTCATGGCGGTAGAATGTTTGATGCCTCACCTACCGGGATCCTTGAAGGGAAGTATGAAGAAGAGGTTGACTTCAATTACAGTAGTGACGCGAACTTGTTGACTGCAGTAGCAAATAAAGAGACAATAGACGAGCTAATGCAGTTATATCTACCTGACTCTGGCATTAATGAGGAATGGTTTGTTACCGAAGAAGACGCTCTATGACATACAAATACAATGAAGATAAGTACATCGAAGATATACAAAACTACGTTGATAGCACATACGGTCAACATTATGTTGCGAAGGACATTCAGGTAGTTGATATATGGCAATCAATTGGTTCGTTGGACACAACAGCAAGAGACACTGCTATTAAGTATCTTATACGGTATGGTAAGAAACAGGGTAATAACAGAAAAGATCTATTAAAGGCTATACATTATATTATCCTAATGATGTATGCCGAAGACTCAAACAACAAAGGAGAAAACGAACTATGATTCACATTTTAGGACAAACAAGTAAATCTATCCTCACAGCTGTAAATGCTGATGTCGATGCTCAGCCCAATGCATCAGACTTGAGGTTAGGAAGAGTTTACAAAATTAATAGCGATATGTTTATGATCAGTGAAGAAGGTAAGCGACACAGAGGCAGTGTTGAAGTACTTCCTGATGCTCAAGGGTGGATTCGTCTTGAGCAAGGCTCATATGAAGTTGTGATGGAAAACGAAATTACTGTTGGTGCTGACGAAGCAGGATGGGTAATTACAAGATCTACATTAAACCGTAATGGTATTTTTATTACTTCAGGATTGTATGATTCTGGATATAGTGGAGTGATGGCTGGTGCACTTCATGTCAACAGTGGTCCTGTTAGTATCAAAAAAGGAACACGCGTGGCTCAGTTCTTGCTATTTAAAGCTGAGGCACTTTCAAAGTATGCTGGTTCATACGGTTCAAATAGTGAGCATGACAAGAAATACAAATAAGGAGTTATTATGTCTGAAGGTGGTTTTAAATTACAGGTCAGTATAGAAGAATTACAAAAACGTAAACTGTTTCTTGCAGTTCCAATGTACGGTGGCCAATGTGCTGGTATGTTTACTCGGTCGGTATCTGACTTGTCAGCTATCTGTACTAAACACGGTATTCCTTTACAGTTGTTCTTCTTGTTCAACGAATCACTAGTTACACGAGCTCGTAACTACTGCGTTGATGAGTTCATGCGTTCAGGAGCAACCCATTTGATGTTTATTGATAGTGATATTGGTTTCAATCCTCAAGACGTTATTGCTTTGTTAGCAATGCAAAATGATGAGAGCGAGTATGATGTCATTGGTGGTCCGTATCCTAAGAAATGTATTTCATGGGAAAAGATCAAGCAAGCAGTTGATAAGGGTATGGCTGATGAGGATCCAAACAAACTTGAGAAGTATGTTGGTGACTATGTGTTCAATCCTAAGACTACTCAGCGTGAGATTCCTCTCAATCAACCAGTAGAGGTGTTGGAGATTGGTACTGGCTTTATGATGATTCGTCGTAAGACATTTGAAGACTATCAGAAAGCATTCCCACATCTGTGGTACAAGCCTGATCATGTTCGTACAGAACACTTTGACGGTACACGTGAGATCATGTCTTATTTTGACTGTGTTATCGATCGTGGCTATGGTCATGAAGATATGTTCAAGTTACTCGATGATGTAGCTGCAGGTGGTGATTTCACAGAATTACAAGCACGTGCTAAGAACATGAGAGAAGTTGAGAAGACTGCTTCCAAGCGTTATCTATCTGAAGACTATATGTTCTGCTATAATGTGCAGAAGATGGGTGCAAAAGTATTCTTGTGTCCTTGGATGCAACTGCAGCACGTTGGTAGCTACATCTTTGGTGGATCTCTTGCAGATCTGGCATCGATTGGTGCTTCAGCAACTGCTGATCAGTCACAGCTGAAACACAAGAACAAAAACAAATAAACGAAAGATGATATATTATGAAACTAAGTGCAAGAACAATACAGATTTTGAAGAGCTTTGCTCAGATTAATCAATCGTTGATCTTTGCTCCTGGTAATGAATTGAAAACGATTTCACCCCTGAAAACTATGGTAGCGAAAGCAACTATTGCGGAGACAGTTCCGCAGCAGTTTGCAATTTGGGATTTGCCACGGTTTTTAGGGGTACTTTCTTTATTTGATGATCCCGATCTTGAAATAAACGAGAAGTACATTACTATTAAGAGT